GGAGCAGTTAAACACCACGCTCGACAAGCTGAACGCAAAGGGGGCTTAAATGGAGCTGTGGGACGAAATAATGACAGAGCAAGCCCTACTTGACAGGGCGGTGCAGGAGCTTAAGCCGCGAGGACGGAAAAAGGCCGAAACGGAGCGCGAGTACAGAATGGCGCTATCTAAAAGACTTACCGTCCTCCGCGCCGAGGGGCAGCCAGTAACACACCTTTTGGACATTGCCAAGGGCGAAGAAGAGATAGCCAAGCTGAGAATGGAACGGGACATAGCTGAGAGCTTATATGATTCGGCGGTGGAAGCGATAAACGCGCAGAAGCTAAAGATAAGGATACTCGAAGGGCAGCTATCCAGAGAATGGGGGAACACAAAATGAAAAGCAAGCGAACCAGGGCGTGTGAGATACCCCCGAAGGTCAAAGCGCAGGTATGGGAGAGAGACCATCAGTTATGCGTCCTCTGTGGGCGCACAGGTAGCCCTGTGGCGCATTTTATCCCGCGAAGCCATAACGGTAAGGGGATAGAACAAAACATCGTTACACTGTGTCCTGAGTGCCATAGGGACTATGATAATTCGGAGAGGAGGCCGGAGCTTAGAAAAAAGCTGAGAGCGTACCTCATGGCAAAGTATCCCGATTGGAACGAAGAAAAACTAACGTATAGGAAGTGGAAAAATGAATAAAGCAATTTTGACCGGAAACCTGACGAAAGACCCAGAACTAAGGACGACCACAAGCGGAACAAGCGTATGCACCTTTACGGTAGCGGTACAGCGCAGATACAAAGGCACTGACGGTAAACCTCCTGTTGACTACCTCAATATAGTAGTGTGGCGGCAGTTGGGCGAGCTGTGCGGGAAGTACCTTTCAAAGGGCCGCAAAGTCCTCATAGAAGGTGAGATACAGAACAGGAGCTATGAGGATAAGGATGGGAACAAGCGGTACATAACCGAAATCACAGCGGAAAACGTTGAATTTCTCACGCCGAGAGAAAAAACGGACACTCCGGCAGGGTTTACCGAAATAGACGACGAGCCTTTACCCTTTTAGTCATGGAGTACGTAACAGAAAGCCGCCTTGCCACGATAGGCGAGGGTGAGGGCTGGTCGATAGAACTCTACCTTATGGCATATCCGGACACCTACAAGCCCTTTTATGTGTTAGGGCTATGGGACAAACGGGAGAATCGGATTAAAAAATCAATTTCTTTCGCGCCGGATGACATGAGAAGGTTAAGGGACGTACTGAACGAATACATACGAGGTTAATGATGCAATACATCAGTCAGATAAACGCCTATTGGAATTGGGTAAAACTAAACGCCCTACCTTCCAGAGCCGGATATTTGTACTTTGCAATTTTAGATTGTGCAAATACGGCAGGCTGGAAGCGGGAGTTTAACGCGCCTAATTCAACGCTTCAAGCGATGGCGGGACTTGATAAGAACGGTTTAACGAGGTATCGCAATATACTGATACAGCAGGGCTTGATTAAATACAAAGCAGGAGACAGGGGGGCTACCGGGAAGTATGAAATCGTCCAGCTATATGACAATGGTATTGATTTAGGTATCAAAAAAAGGAATCAAATTGATACCCAAGTTGATACCCAAACCGAACCTAAGTTGATACCCAAACCGAACCCAAATAGGGTACATACAATAGATAAAGACAAAGACAAAGACAAAAATAATATATCCCCCTCTATAATCCCCCCCAAGGGGATACCACCCACACTTGAAGCCGTGAGGGAATACTGCAAGGAACGCAGGAACAGCGTTGACCCGGAGAAGTTTTATGACTTCTACGCCTCTAAAGGTTGGATGGTGGGGAAAAACAAGATGAAGGACTGGAAAGCTGCTGTCAGGACATGGGAACGCAGCAGAAGCGAGATCCCCCGCGTCTCGACATGGGATAATCCGGTCTACGAAAAACTGTGCTTGCCGAAAAAGCTGTTTTAGGTTCTGCGCTTCTCGGTCGTGAGGCTTTAGAGAGAATATGCGGGGAATTGAGACCTGACGATTTTGAGAGGCCGGAACACCAAGAGATATTTTCCGCTATCTTTGCCCTTTTCAACGCAAACGAGCCGGTAGACCCCGTAACGGTAGCTGACAAGCTGGGCGGCAGGGCCGGAGGGATACAGTACATCACGGAAATAGTGACCGGCACTGTATCAGCAGCAAATGTGGATTATCACATCAAGGTGGTGCTGGAGGAATCCAGGAAGCGACACGCCATTTCGGGACTGCGGGAAGTGGTCAAGGACATGAAATCGGGAAAGGACGAGGGATACCTTGACCGTATGCAGGGCGTTATAGACGCTGTACGGGCGCGTGGAGGGCGTAAAGTAAGCAGGGTAGGGAAAGACTTTGACGCGGCCCTATATGGGCTTATAAACGGCGCTGAGGGGCTTACAACGGGGTTTCAGGTTCTCGACCAGACGTTAGGCGGGTTGAAAAGAGGGCATTTAACCATCATCGGAGCCAGACCGTCAGTAGGCAAGACCTCACTTGCCATGAATATAGCCGTGAATATGGCGTTGTTCGACAGGACGGTAGCGGTGTTTTCGCTGGAAATGCCGAGGGAGGACGTGCTTCAAAGGGCAATCATCAGCTATGCGAAGTGCAGCCGTGATGAAATGTTCAGCGGCGGTCAGGAAGCGGTTGACAGGATACAGAACGCCGTAAGCAAACTGAGCGCGACAAGGTTGTATCTGTCGGATAACGCCTATACCGTGGAGGCAATAAGGTCACAATGCTACGCGATAAAGCAACAGGAACGGGAATTAGACCTGATTGCGATTGACTATTTAGGGCTAATACAATCCAGCCTGAGAAACCGCACGCGGGAAAACGAGGTATCCGACATAAGCCGAAAAATAAAGCTTCTGGCGAAGGAGCTGAACGCCCCTGTCGTTCTTCTATGCCAGCTCAACAGGGCGATAGAAGGCCGGAACGATGGAAGGCCGAGACTATCGGACTTGCGGGAATCGGGAGCCATAGAGCAGGACGCGGACGAGGTATTATTCCTTCACCGACCCGACCCGCAAAGCGAGGACGCGAGCATCATCGTGGCGAAGAACCGAAACGGGCGAACCGGGGAACTAAGTGTGAAATGGTACGGAAAATATTTTCTGTACGAGGATGAAATTGTGGAATGGGAGGAACTATGACAGAAGAACTCGCAAAGTGGATAACGCAAACCATATTCCAGAGCGTGATGGACAACATGAAGGACGGAAAGGCCGTTGTAAGTGTTAATGGCGTTACCGTGTTGACCTTCACCGACAACGGTAATGGCTGGGATATACACTGGGATGAGTAAGGCGCAGAGAGAAAAAGGCAAAGCCGGAGAACGGGAGCTTGCCGCCCTGTTCCGTGAATACGGGTTCAATGCCCGGCGGACTTCCCAATACTGCGGACAAACGGGGGACGCATCGGACGTGATAGGTTTACCGGGGATTCACGTTGAGTGCAAACGCTGCGAGACGACAAAAATCCATGAATGGATGGCGCAGGCGAAGCGCGACGCAAAGCCGGAACTTATACCGGCGGTGTTCCACCGAAGGAGCCGCGAAAAGTGGTTAGTAACTATGCAAGCGGAGGATTTTTTGAGGTTGTATGAAGCAAACGCTATGTTGGACGTGCCTGAGAGCGACAAATAAACCCGGTTTAGGGTGCAGTTGGAGCCGCCAAGATGGGATGCCCGTTAAAGGCTGGAACGCAAGACCGACAACGATAAACTGTCACGATAACAGCGGCTGGGATGGTGGAAGCTACCACGTCAGAGAATGCCCATTATACCTGGCGGATGGAAAAAAGGACGAGACAGGTTGTAAGGTTTATGTACAGCAAGGCGGAGAAAAGCTGACGGTAAGGGAAATGGCCGAGAAGGCCGGAATATCAGAGTTTACGGTACGAAAAAGAATCAAGAGGGGGATTTATGAAACTGCAAGCGTATGAGTTTTACGAAATCCACGATGGAAAAGAAAATTATCGAAAGACCTTTACCACTCTCAAAGCGGCGAAGAAATACTACACCCGAATGACGATGCAGGGCGCACTTTTAAGGGCAAAGGTTGACGGTAAGCAGTTACTTATTCACGAAGCGGACGAATTATTCAGGAGCAACGATGAAGTACAGCGAAATAGTAGACCATTACGGTGCAAAGCATCAAGCCATTAAAGCCGTTGAGGAGCTGAACGAGCTTGCCGTTGAACTTAGTAAGTGGGTGAACGGCCAAGGCAGCAGGAAGAAAATCCTCGAAGAGTGCGCGGACGTGGAAATTATGCTGTGGCAGATGCAGACAATATTCGGGGATTGGGACGACTGGAAAGCCTATAAATTAGGCAGAGTAGAGGGACGGATATGGAAAGAACAAGGATAAACGCAGAAGGAAAAGAATTATTTGCTTCTCTGTACGCCGTTGAAAATATCTTAAAGGTGTACGAAGAAAAGTATCACCGGCTGGTAGACCGTATCCCCAACGGCTGGCGAAATTTCCGATTGGCGCAGAGCAATATTGAAAAAATCAATACTGTGCTGATAGACACGATACCTGTTGAGCAGCTTATTACCCTAAAAAAACAACTAGAACTGACCGACATACAGATAGGCATTAAAAGCCCTGCTGGACGGAGTAAAAATTATTGGGTGATGAGCTATGACGATTTAGCCGACCTCGCCGACGCCGCCACCAAAACCGAGTGCTTTACCTGTGACGGCGCGAAACATAATTGCCGACTGCGGCAGATATTAAAAGATTTACCCATACAGGGAGTAAGCAACCTTGTTGTGGGGTGCTGGAGAGACGAATGACATGTCCGGAAGCGGAGGGGGAAATGAGCAGTGAAAATACCTGAGAGCGTACGCATTGGTGGCGTGGAATATGCTATTTCTTACGTAGAAAATCTACGGAATGGAAACCAACTTGCATATGGATACATTGATTATGACAACTGCAAGATTGAGCTATCGGCCACAGACGGAATCGGACATCAAAAACGATGTCAAACTCTATTACATGAGATTCTACATGGTGTCCAACAGCACGCAGGGTTGGAGATTGAGAATGAAGAAGCGGTTATAGAAATGTTTGCAAAGGGTATTTATCAGGTGTTACAGGATAACGGCGGCAGATTGTTTGATTTAATGGAAACAGACAAGAAAGGAAAGAGCAATGAAAAAGTACACGCAAGCGGATTTTGACAACTTTGAAGTAGATGAGTATGGCCACAAGATACGATTTGGCTGAATACTACGTTTACAAAGATGAGGAAGAAGACTGCGAAGTATACGAATAATACAACTTTAAGAGCTGTGACAACATGGAGCAGGAGAACATATGACAATTATTGAATGGTTGCGCGATAAAAATTCTACTGAAAACAAAGACAATATTTTAGCCCCATGCATGGACGCACAAACTGCCGTGAATTTCTTGATTGATTACCTTATCGGGGATGATTGGTATGTGGCATATCCTGCTTGTACGGAGCAAGTAAATACAGAAGCGGTTATGTTCATTCTTCAAAAGTTTAGTAGGAAGTACAAAAAGGAGCTAAAAGCATGGAACAGGAGGGTTGACAATGGCTAAAGAGTACATAGAACGAGAAGCGGCTAAGGCGCGCCTTAGAATGTGGATCACAGATTGCGTATTAGCCGGGGACAATGATGAGGCAGACTGTTTCAGGGACTGTATAGACCTCCTTGACAGTATTCCTGCCGCCGATGTTACCCCGGTGCGGCGCGGACGATGGATCGAAGAGGATGGCATACAGATTTGCTCAGAATGCGGCGAAGAACATGAATGGGAAGATTACAGAGCGCCGTACTGCGATACCTGCGGAGCAAGGATGAACAAGGAGGACGGAGAATGAGTAAATATGTAAACGTTGATGCTTTTGTAGAAGCACTTTGTAAGACGCTATCCACATTGAGAAAACAAAAAGACAATACGCCCGAATCAATAGCGTTTCTCAAAGGAGCGCAAGTAGTGGCAAAAGAGTTAATGAAATTTCCTGCCGCCGACGTGGTAGTACGATGTAAAAACTGCGTACACTATCACCCTTGCAAAGCGGAGCTGACTGATGGCAGTGCGCCGGATTGGGGCATCTGCGACCAGCCGTGGTTTAACGATGATAAAAACGACGTTGATGAGATGTTTTACTGCGCTCAGGGCGAACGGAGGGAGGACGGAACCAGCAAAAGGGGCAATGACAATGAGTAAATCCTCATATAAACGTATATCTGGCAAGTCTCACGATGTTCAGTGGCGGTTATATGAGAAAAATTGGATATGTGTTTCAAAGAAATGGGTCAGATGGGCAAAACGATATATGAATAGGGCATTTAGACGAAACTATGCAGAGGAGAGAGGTAATGAGGAATGACACGTGAAGAAGCTATTGAGCGAGGTGAGCGGCATGACTAACCACGAATACCTAAAACAGCAATCCGCTGAATGGCTGGCGGCTAAACTTGTCAAAAGAATAAATTGCTCACTATGCCCGGTGGTTGACGAATGCATAGAAATGGCGAGAATACTCGGCGAATTGTATCCCAGCGAATGCCGGAAAATGCTGGAAAACTGGCTGAACGCAGAAAGGACGGAGAATGAGTAAAGAGTACATAGAGCGAGAAGCGGCGCTGGAAAAGGTTATTGAAGTAAAGCACTACGACCCTGAATTGAACGGAGTTGTATTGCACAGGTACATCAAGGAAATCGACTTGAAGGATATCCCCGCCGCCGATGTAGTGGAGGTGGCCGAACCGCCAAAGGAGGTATGAAGATGAAGCCAATTTATATACCTAAAGGAAAAGCAAAAGAGTACGGCGATTATGCTATCAACATTTACACGGGATGTCCTCACAGATGTTATTACTGCTTTGCCCCGTCAGTGTTAAGGAAAGATCGGGAACAGTTTCACACTAACATAAAGCTTCGTGATGGAATTGTGGAGGCAACTATTAAACAGTTAGAGCGGGAAGGAATCGCGGGCAAATTGATACACCTGTGTTTCACCTGTGACCCATACCCCACAGGACATGATACCACGGCGACACGGCAGATTATAAAGGCTATCAAGGCAAGTGGGAACCATGTTCAGATACTTACAAAGGGCGATGGGAGCCGTGACTTTGATTTGCTGGATGAAAACGATTGGTACGGTATTACCTATGATGGTATGTATGGCGGTTTATATATGCCAAGCGACAGGCTTATAGATGTGAAAGAAGCGCATGACTGGGGAATAAAAACATGGTGTTCTTTTGAGCCTGTAACGGACGCAGATCGGGTTTTGGAATGTATCGAGAACTGTTATGACATATTTGACAAGGTTAAAATTGGGAAATTGAATTACTATTCGTCAAATATTAACTGGAAACAGTTTGGGGAAGAAGCCGAACAACTATGCAAGCAACTTGGCATTGATTACTACATAAAAGAGAGCTTACGGGTAGAAATGGTCAAACCGCCGAAGGAGGAAGAATAATGCCTGTAAAAATCGGCGACAAATATTATTGCTTTGCCAGGTGCGACTGCAATACAAATAAAGACATAATTATAGAAGCACTGCTTGAGAGTGCTAAAAAATTTAGCGACCCACATGTAAAAGCGCATAACCCGCAAGAGTATGTTGACATGGTTGCAGTCCGTGAAGAAGCTGAAAAGGCATTGGAAGAAGTATGACAAAAGAATATATAACTAAAAACAGAGCAAAGCAGTTTGTATGTGGGCATTGCAACGAGGTATGCAGTGAAGAACCGTGCGAACCGAGCGATTGTGATTGGATAGCATTTATCGACAAAGAACCCGCCACCGATGTAGTGGAGGTGGTGAGATGTATAGATTGCCGGTACTGTATCTCGGCGACAGCGGATAACGCAGAATATGAACTTTGTATCGTGGATAATGATGTATTTCCGGTAAGCGTACAAAAACAGCATTTTTGTGGTCGCGGCGAAAGGAAGGAGGAAGCGTGAAAAGAATAACGTATCCATGCGAAGACTGCGGCAGAACCGGCGTGTTGCACATAATTTGGCGAATGGGCGTGTATCATTGCCCGTCATGCGGGTGCTATAAGATTGGTACTGTACAGTGTGTAGATGAGGTCGAGATGGATAAGGAGGAATAGCGAATGGAATGGCACGCGATTGAGGATTGTTTGCCAGATGTGCATTTGACGAGGGAAATCTGCGAGCGTGTCGGTGTACTCGTGGTCGTATCTGACGGCGGTGTGCGCAGAACACGATTCCGCTACTATGAACAGACCGATGTTCGCGGCAAAACGGTTTGCCGCTGGAAATACCCATGGGGCGGAATATCACATGAGCACATAACCCATTGGGCATATTTACCAGAACCACCGAAGGAGGAAAAATGAAACGAGTAATAGCAATAACAATAACAATATTAACCCTGCTGACCCTCGCCCTGTGCGGGTGCAACAAGGCTGAGGCTGGTACTTACAGACTGCGAACGCTGGAAACGGGTGCATCGTATACGATATACGTCGATAACCTCACGGGGATACAATACCTGCGAACATACAGAGGTGGCGTGTGCGTAATGGTAGACGCAGAGGGAAGGCCGCTGATATGGGAGAGTGCGGAATGAGCTATGAATTACTGCGGCCTGATATATGGGAGTGTATACGGCGCGGGGGCGGATACTGCCCCTGCGCGATAATCAAGGATGAGGAAAGTAGATGTATCTGCAAGGAGTTCAGAGAAGGTCAGGAAACTAACTGCCATTGCGGCGTATGGAGGAAACATGACGATAGGGCAGAGGATACGAATGTACCGAGAAAAGAAGGGCAAGTCGCGGGCTGCGATGGAGCGTGAAACCGGCATAAGCGCGGCGACCATTTATCACTATGAGATGGACGGCATGGAGCCGACCGCGAGCAGAATCATATGGTTGGCAGATTATTTTAACATAACGGCAGATGAATTGTTAAGGAGGAACCAATGACGAAACGCGAACAACGGGCATACATCAGGCGGTTGCTTGTTCGTTGGGGGAAAGCCAAGAGAAACGCGAAAGAAATAGATAAAAAAATAGCCAGTATCAAAGAGAGAATGGAAGCGGTAGCTGATATTCGCCCACAGGTTTTATCGGGTATGCCGCACGGTAGCGACATTACCGACCCGACCGCCCGGAGCGCTATAAAGCTTATGGCGGCAAAGGAGCGGTATAATCTGCAAATGGCTGAAATGCTGGAAAGAATAAACGATGATATGTCATTCGTGGCGTTCATAGATGCCGCATTAGATGAGTTCCCCGCGAACCAGAGAAGGGTAATCGAGTTGAAATATAACTTTTACGAACATTTCTATTCGCGGGATATACCATCTAATACCAGAGTAGGTGTAAAAATGGATAAATCCCCCAAAGCAATAGAACACCTCGAAGAACGTGCGATAGACAGAATGATGAAATACATAGACATACCAGAATAGGAGGAAACAATGAGAATAAGCGATTTACTATTTCGGACAAACGTCAAAATCCCCGAGCGCCGCGAGGATGGCACATATGAACTGGCGGACTACACCCTGGGCTTCTTCGGCGTTGGCGTGGCTGCGCTTATCCGCAAAGACATACACAGCCTGTGTCGGTTCGGCGACAGCGTGGAGTACGCCGGTTCAGACCTGGACAAAAGCATGACGGAAATATACAACAGTTACCCCGACGAACTTAAAGAGCTGATTATTCCCAGCACGATCCCATTATATAACGGCAGCGGCGCCGAGGATATAACCCGAAAAGTGTTTGCTCCCACGTTGACCATGGTAGGCGGCGGCGAAAATGAAGGAGTGGACGAGGGATTCACATGGCCTATATTCACGGGAAGAAATAGCCGCGAAAAGACCTTTAACGGCTCGGCTAATGTCTGGTGGCTTTCTTCGCAGTTCTCCTCTGACGTCGCGTGGTTCGTCGGCACGGGCGGCTCCGCCTACTACTTCGGCCTCCCGTCGCTCACGCTTGGTGTTGTCCCCGCTTTTATAATCCCTCAATCGGTACAGATTGACGACACACCGGATAATGACGGCAGTTACAGATTGACGGTGCTGAATTATGCTTAATTCAGGCTTTTATAACATGGACTGTATACTCGATACCCATGTAGGCAGCGCGTCCAGCCTTATAGCCTGTTACCGTGCAGGGCTTGAATATTGGGGAATTGAAACGCACAAAGGCTATTATCAAAAGGCTACTGAGCGGCTCGAAACCGAAAAAGCACAGATGAGAATGATGTTTTGAAAGGAGTTACAATGAACGAATTACAGATATTTAACAACAACCAGTTTGGAGAGATAAGGACTACTATTAAGGATGGCGAACCGTGGTTTGTGGCGGCTGATGTGTGCCGGGCGTTGGAAATCGCAAATAACCGTGATGCATTAACACGCCTTGAACAGGATGAAAAGGGTGTAGCTTTAACCGACACCCCCGGAGGGACGCAGGAAGTAACCATAGTAAATGAGCCGGGATTATATGCCCTTGTGCTCGGCTCCCGCAAGCCGGAGGCAAAAGCCTTCAAGCGGTGGGTAACGCATGAGGTTATACCCTCAATCCGTAAACATGGTATGTACGCCACACCGACCACGATAGAACAGATGATAGCCGACCCCGCCAACGCCATAAAGGTGTTTTCAGCCCTTAAACAAGAGCAGGAGCGGCGGAAGGAGCTTGAAGCGACAGTAGAACACAACGCCCCCAAAGTGCTGTTTGCGGAGGCCGTGCAAGCCTCACACGATAGCTGCTTAGTGGGACAGCTTGCAAAGATGATACGCCAGAACGGGAAGCCTATAGGGGCTAACAGAATGTTCACATGGTTGAGGGATAACGGCTGGTTATGCAAGAAGGGCGAAAACTGGAATATGCCCACCCAAAAGGCTATGGAAGCCGGATATTTTGAGATAAAGGAAACGGTTATAGCCAACCCTGACGGAAGCACCAAGATAACCCGCACCCCGAAAGTAACGGGGAAAGGGCAGATTTATTTCATCAACTGGTTTTTGAGGGGAGAAAATGAAAATAGCTGTATATGCCATAGCTAAGGACGAAGAAAAATTCGTTGACAGGTGGTATGAGACGGCAAAAGAGGCTGATTATGTCTGCGTTCTCGATACGGGGAGCGCAGACAAAACCGTTGATAAGCTGAAATCATACAACTGCATCGTAAAAACCAAAATCATACAGCCGTGGAGATTTGATGTAGCGCGAAATGAATCATTGAAAATCATACCGCAAGATGCGGACGTGTTGGTATGCCTCGACCTGGACGAAATCATACAGCCCGGCTGGGCGGAAATCATACGGAAAAACTTTCACGGGACGCGGGGAAGGTATTTATATGTTTGGAGCCATGAACCATACGGCAGGGACGGAGTATCATTCAACGCCGATAAAATTCATACAAAATCATACTACTGGAAGAATCCCGTTCACGAAGTGCTGAAATCATACGGCGAAGAATCATACTGCGATTTGCCGTTGAGGGTTGACCATTGGCCCGACGAGAAGAAAAGCCGGAGCAATTATCTGCCACTTCTGGAACTGGCGGTTATGGAAGAGCCGGAGAACGACCGAAACATGCATTACTTAGGCCGCGAATATATGTTCCATCGGGAATACAGTAAGGCCATTGAAACGCTGGAGAAACATCTTGCCCTTAGAAGTGCCGTGTGGCCGCCTGAACGGGCCGCCAGTATGCGTTTCATTGCTCGGTGTAAAATCATACAGGGAAAACAATTAGAGGCCGAGGCGTGGCTCCAGAGGGCTATAATCGAGGCCCCCGAATACCGTGAAGCATGGTTTGAAATGATGAAAATCATGTATCATGCTAAAAACTGGAAATCATGCATCTACTACGGCGAATCATGCGTAAACATACGGGAAAGGCCGTTATCATACATCTGCGAGCCTGACCCGTGGGGGCCGCTGCCGTTTGATATGCTGTCTATAGCCTATTATAACACGGGCCGCCCCAGAGAAGCCCTGGAAGCGGCGAATCATGCGTTGATGTACGGCCCGGATGATAGAATCATACAGAACGTGAAAATCATGCAATCATACATCGGGGAACCGTCCTAAAGTCTCCCGAACGACCCCAAGCCGGAAATCATATATCCCCACGCCGTCGCACTCTCGGCGGTAGATACGGGCGGCGGCGCGGGCCTGGGCGAGGGTGCTAAACTTCCGCCGCTCGTCGTGCCCCTCGCCCCTCGTCCATGTAATAACCTGATAACGCATCATGTGGTTACCTCAATTTTCTTCTTCGGGGCCTTATTAGGCCCCTATCCTCTCATAATTGCACTGGCGTTATATTGTTGTTTGTACCAATCCGCATAGCGCATTATATTCAATACTTCATCCTTAGTTAGTGGTGATGCAAATTTCTTGGACGATACAAAATCAAAACAATAATTACCTTGCTTACGATACCATATTTTCGTTCCATCATCTATTCCATACGGATTCAGCAAACAAACATACATATTGTACCTCCTTAAAATCATACGGCGGGGGCGGCTTTACGCCGCCACAACCGTTATATCCCTGTAAAAGTTAGTGTCGAAATAATCGACCATTCCATTACTATCATCGTGATGATAAGTATCAAGAACGGCGTTTATCTTGTGCAGCTTTGCTTTAAATTCTACAGTGTACTCCTTGTAGCTGTCGATATGGTAATGGTTAATATCTATATCGTGGCTGATGCTGTAATCATAATCCCGGGCGGCATGGCTGCGGAGCGTGCGCTGCTGCTCGTCTGCGTCTAATGCGAACCATTTTTCACGGTGTATCTGTTCGCCGTCCTCAGTATAAAGCCAGTAACCTATATCATTACAGCTATAATTATTAATATATTCATCACGACCGATGAAGTCAGCGGCCGTGGCCTTGACCTTAATTCTCACTTCTTGCCCACCGGTGAACGTTTTGCAGCTTACGGAAACGCCCTTAATACCCTGGGCCTTCAGCTCCTCCCGGATCGCCTTCGACAGTTCCGCGCCGTGTAGGTATTTGCCGGACTTATTGCCATCCCAGCGGGTAGCCCCTAAATAACCCTCGGAGATCGTGCCGCCCAGCTCGTCATCATGCTCACCGATGGCCGCTAATATGTCATTCTGAGCGGCGAACCCGTACCAGCAACCCTTCTTCGGGTTCCAGCGCATTTTCAGACCGCGAAGAGCGGTTAAAACCTCGGCGGCGGGTTTGCTTTCAAAATAGATTTCATTGCTGTTATATTGTGCGTTCTTCTCGATTCTGTAGCTTGCCATTTTTAACCTCCGTTGTTCGGGGTGGTTCCCCTTTCGATGTCTCTATTATATACCGGTGCCAGTATATAGTCAACTAAAATATTGAGGGAAAAGCCTTAAAGAATTAGGTGTATATACTTGCACCGTGATATGATAAATGATAGAATCTAATCGGAGGTGAGAGCATGGGAACGGCTGCAACACGTGCAAAACGGCGGTACGATGAAAAAACGTACAGCCGGATAATAATCAGGGTGAAAAAAGGCGAAGAAGAAAAAATAAAACAACGGGCGGAAAAATTAGGAAAGAGCGTTAACGCCTATATAACCGATCTAATCTATAAGGACATGGAAAAAGAGGGCTGATATAGCCCTCTTATATCATTTAAGGCAAAAACTTTTGATGCGGGGGTTAGTGGGGGTAAATACCTATTATAATATCAATATGGAGTATTAGACCGACCCCCGAAGGGGCGGAGAAAAAACAAAAAAAGAAAAATTGAGAAGATTGTCAAAGTCCCCCCATAAAGGGGGATAAACTATCGCAATAAATAAATTACCGTTGCGTATTGAGGAGGTGTAACGTATGGCAAGCAGTAAAGAGCAGTATAGAGGCCAGCCCCATTGTAGGCCAGGACTAACAGACGAGCAGCGCCAGGCCGTCAAATTGTGGGTATGGGGCGAGGAGCAGGAGGACGGCACCACCCATTACATGAGCGGCTACAAGGAGATCGCCGACCGGGTAGGAGTCAATAAAATTACCGTGTGGCGGTGGTTCCGGGAGTTCCCGGTGTTTCAAGCCGCGCTGGATAAGGAGCTGGCAGAGCGGGGCAAGGAGGATGATAAGTTTTATCAGCGGATGCGTTCTCGTGCGCAAAAAGTCCTCGAAAAAAACCTAAATGCCCCCTATGCACGGGATTCTACGGCCGCCGCTCTGGCTATTTTGAGCCGCTGTGGGGACGTTGACGGGGTGCGGGTAGAGGTCGCCCAGGCCGACGCTGATAGAGTGGTTAGGGGCGGTTTTGGGCGGTCTGGCGACGATGTATAGCATTTGCATAGTCTGCATATTTCCGGCCCAAGTATTCGTTAAAGTGTAGTTTAACGAATAGTTATAAAACAAAATGTATAAAGTGTCGTATAATACGGGGTTTATACCTGCATACTGTGTATATATATACAAAAGTGCGGGTGGATACCCCCGTTTATGCACCGCAAAAATGTATGTATATGCTGCATAACCGGAGGGGGGTGCCATGGGGGGTGGTTTTTGTAGGGGGGACGCGCCAAACATATAGCTCCCCGCACATTTTTTCTCCCCCACAAAATGGACATTTACACAATTTGTGCCAAGTATAACGTTGACCCTAACGATGTGGTCTACTACTTCAAACTGCGTAACGGCGAACCGCGCCTTATCCTCAAGGACGATTTCAACGATGTGTACGCCTGCACCCTCGATGAGAAAGCGAGAGTGCAGCTCATTTTCGGCGGACGCGGCTCCGGCAAATCGAACCACATTGTAAGGGAGATAGTAGCCGATACCTATAACGGCCATAATTGGCTTGTGTGCCGTTATTACAAGGTAGACTTAAGAACCTCCTGCTTTAATGAAATAATCTCCGTAATAGACGAATGGGGGCTTACAGACGAATTTTCGGTAGACAAGTCCACCATGACCATTACCTGTTTGTATAACGGCCGTCAGATAATCTTCGGTGCGTTAGAGGAAACACGGAGATTGAAGTCATTGAAGCCAAAGAAGGGTATACTGACCGACATATTCATGGAGGAAGGTGACGAATGTCCTTCTTATGAGGCGTTTGAGGTTCTGGACAACTGTTTGAGAGGTATTGATAAGGACGCGAAACTGAGAGGATTACCTCAGCCGAACAAGAGGATAATAATGGCGTTCAACCCATTCCCTGAAACGCACTGGCTTTATAAGGTCTTTTTTGAACCCTTGTGGCACCACCCCGATGTGAAGTCGATAGACGAACTGAAAGCTCTGACCCTGAAAGACAAGACCGCAAGAGGTGTAGTTGAAGGTTCAGATGTTTTTATTTTGAAAACGACCTATGCCGACAACCGTTTTCTCACCGAGGAAGATATTCAGAAAAGGGAGCAATCCACTGGGCAGAGATTATGGGTAGATACGTTAGGGAATTTTGGCAGATTAGGTTCTACCGTGTTCGAGCGCGGAAAGCACTGGAATATTGCAGACCTGTCCGGCAGGGAATTCAGAAATATCCGTGTCGGCAGCGACTTCGGATATAATCACCCCTGCGCTTTCGTTAAGTGTTCGCTGGATAAGCATAACCACAAGATATATGTGTTTGATGAATTATTCGTGAACGAGGTCACTACCCGCCAATACGGGGAGCTGATATACAATAAAGCGTTAGGCCATGTAGTGTACTGTGACGCGGCGGAGCCTGACCGTATCAAAGAGCTTAAAGAGATGGGTATCCATGCGGACAAATGCAAGAAGGGCAAAGCCAAGGGGGCGAAGTCCGCTATCACCCGAAGAATAGACTGGTTGCACGACTATGAAATAATAATCGACCAGAAATGTGTGAACCTGATAGGAGAATTTAAGGTTTATCGGTGGAAAACGGATTCCGCCGGACAGAAGTTAGACATACCGGAGGACGCAGACAACCACGGCATAGACGCGCTTTCGTATGCCCTGGGATATGATATATTTGCCGGTACTAAGCTTATCGGCGGAGGTAGGATACTGTGACAGAAATGATTTTAACGCGGGAAGAAGCCCGCAGGATAAACGGGGATAACATAAGAACTGTATTCGGCTGTGCGCTGGAGGATTCCATTCTGAAAAGGGGCGATATGTATAAGGAATACGACTGCGTTGATCTGAATGGCATATATTCCCCTATCCCTAAATACGCGGTAGACATAGCCGCCGGGTACTTCATAGGCTCACCGTGCAAATATTATGTTCAGACGAATACGGTAGTCAAAAAGACTTCCGATGTTGCCGGGCGGCCTAAGATGCAGTTTGAGGACTTGCCCGACAAGAACCCGCGGGACGACGCATATTTGAACCGCTATCGTGCGATAATGCGCCGGAACCATGAGGACAAGGAGAATATGCGGCTTGCCACTTCCGCGCTGATATGCGGCACGGCATACGAACGGATATACGCTTCTAAAAGGGACGGCCTGATCGCTCCAAAGTTCAAGCCCGTGGATCCCAGAAAAGCAATGCTGTTCCACGACCAGACCATAGACCGCAATCCCACGGCTTTTATCATTCGAGAAGAATATTTTTCGCTCGTGGACAATCGGAAGTATGAGACCTATGAACTGATTACGGATGACCGCTGGACAAAGTATATATTTGACGGCAACGTTCGGGAAGAACCCGCCACAGCTTCCGAAATGGCGCTGCTTAAGACCTGCGGCATACCCATTGTAGAATACCCCATGCCAAACAGGGAGGGGTATTTTGAAAAGGTTCTTCCATTGGTTCACGCGAGAAACGCCATTCTGAACAATGTTTCCAACACGTTTAAATATAACGATGAGGCCATTCTTCTTATGATTGGCTACATGCAGCCCGAAACCGATGAGGACGAAGAAGAACTCCACGAAAGGCTGTCCAAATTCAAAACCTTATATCTGGGCGAGGATAATAAGGTTGAATGGTTGATAAAGAATGTTGACATACAATCCATTCAAGGGTACTTCGACATTCTGACTGGCGATATATACGCCTCTTTAGGCCAGACCAATCCCACGGAAATTGCCGAAGTCTACCAGAATATTCAGGCCGTCAGATACCAGAACTACGGCATGGATAACACGATAATAGCGTATGAGCGTAACTTTGAAAAAGGTCTGCTGGAGGGCAGGGCGCAGAAGATAACTGCGCTGATGAACGAGGGAACCGCCAACCACTATAACTGGGAAGTATTAGATGTGGCGTTCTCAAGGAATATTCCTTCCTCTATGACGGACGAGGCGCAATTTATGACCCAAGTCAAGGGCTCCGGGCTACTTTCAGATAAGGACATTCTTGATATGGTGTCTTTCGTGGAGGATTCCGAGGCCGCTCATCAGCGGAAGCTTGAACAGGATAAGCAGGAGGCAAACGAAATAGCGGAGGCAATGAATGTACGAGTACGGGGACGAACGGGCGAAGAGCCTGAAGAAAACAATAACGAGGGCGTTTCTGAAAACTAAGGAAACGCTCTTTTATATTGATTCCAACACAAAGGTAATCGACCAGATAAATCTTCTGTACAGAAAAATCCTGAGATTATCCGAAGAAGCGTACTTGGATATAGCCAAGAAAGCATACGCAGACCATAACGGGCCGGATAGGATACTCGAAGCGTGGGTAACAGGTATTCTGGACGATTACGACCCTGTTGTTAAATATGTTTTCACAAAAGAACTGGAAAGAAAGGGGGCAAGATTGGCTGAATCCATAATCGCAGATGCCGAGTACTCCGGCAAAGACCCCCCTACCGTCAATTATCCCCCTATAAAGCAGGATTTCACGCGGGGATTGAACTATGTGACATGGCAAACAGACCAATTCGCCATCACCGTTGAAGATAAGACCGTAATAAGGGCCTTTAAGGACAACGGTTATAAAAAAATCAAGTGGCACACACAGGGCGATGAAAAAGTCTGCAAAGAGTGTGAAGAACGTAACGGAAAAATTTATCCAATAGACAAAATACCGACAAAACACCCTAATTGTCGGTGCTATTTTACGCCAGAGAAGGCATAAATCCCATTTTGTCAGAGAAGACATAAATCCCAAAGGAGAAAAAATGAAAATAGACATTACCAAAATGGAAGGCTATCGGGAAGATATGACCGCCGAGGAAAAGCTTGCGCTTTATTCCTCTTATGAATTTACACCTGATTATACGGGATATGTAAAAAAAGATGTATTCGACAAAAAAGCCTCCGAGGCCGCCGAGCTGTCGAGGAACCTTAAATCCTATAAGGAGAAAGAAATGACGGACGAGCAGCGCAGAGCCGAAGCGGAAAAAGCCGCCAAGGACGCGGAGAACGAATACAAGACTAAGATTTGCAGTCTTGAAATAGGCAAGATATTTGCCGGAGCAGGGCTGAAAGAGGACGATTTCCCCGAAATGCCTACATTCACGGAGACGGATAAGGCTACGGCCTTTGCGAACTCCATCGTAAAGCTTCTGTCCGCCAAGGTGATTGCGGCGGAGCAGAAAGCGAAAACTGACCTTCTGGGCGGCGGCACACCCCCTGCTTCCGGGGCAGAGGCAAATGAAGCCGCTCAACTCAAAGCGGAGTGGGCGGAAGCTGTCAAGTCGGGCAATATGCTTAAACAAGTGCAGCTTATGACCCTCGCGCAATCCAAAAAAATAGACTTAACTTAAAGGAGAAAATATCATGGCAAACGCCCCTATAATGAGTTTTGCAGTACCTAACTATTCCGGCCTGCTCTACACCAAGAGCAACACCCAGACCCCGTTTATAAACCTTATAGCGGAGCCTCAGTACACCAATCACGTTCAGTTCGCGGTAGATCAGGAGTATTCCCTTGACACTCCCTCCCAGCCTGCAATATCCGAGCAGGCATCAATGACCGCGCCTGACACCAAGAAGATAACCCGCACTCAGCACACCAACGTGACCCAGATATACCAGAGGGCTTGTGAGATTTCCTATGCCAAGGAATCTAACATGGGTACTATGAGCGGTATCAACATAGCCGGTCAGCAGGCGAACCCCGGCGACGAGTGGAACTGGCAGATTTCCCGCCAGATGCTCAATATCGCCAACGATATAGAGTTCACTTCCTTGCAGGGCGAGTATAACGCCGCTACCACCGATGCTACCATCAACAAGTCCCGTGGTATTCTTACCGCGCTGACCACCAACGTCATAGACGCGAAGGGCTCAGGTTCTACCGCTGCCGCGCTGACCAAGGCCATGATAAAGTCACTGGTCAAGTCCATCTTCGACAACGGCGGCGACGTGAACGGCATGATACTGATGTGCAATTCCTTCCAGAAGGCGGCCATTTCCGCGCTGTATGAGGGTTCCATGCAGATGCCGGATTCCCGCATGGAGGCTGGTGTGAACGTGACCCGCCTTATCACTGACTTCGGTGATGTGGGAATAGTCCTTTCCCGCGCCATGCCCAAAGACCAGATACTTCTTTTCCGTCGTGATGTAGTGCATCTTGTAGAGCAGCCCACCCCCGGCAAGGGCAACTTCTTCTTTGAGGAGCTGGCTAAGAACGGCGCGGGCAAGAAGGGTGAGATATTCGGACAGGTAGGTCTGAACTACGGCCCTGAATGGCTCCACGGTAAGATAACCAACCTCACCACTGAATAACCATGAAATTCTATCAGGGGAACAAAACGAGTATCCCCTTTGATGTGAAGGAAGATAAGGCCATAGCACAGTTTGTGCGTGGCCTTTTTGAGACTTCCAACGAAGCGACGATAAGAAAGCTTATCGCCCTGGGATACGAACACGACGGAGAGTTTAAGGAAGAAGAACCCAAGCGGCGGGGCCGCCCTAAGAAGGAGGAATAAATGAATGAGGTAATGGTAAACAACGTAAAGCTTCAAACGGGTGCGCCGGACGGCGTTATCCTGATGTTTTTGGAGCGGTATACCGCAATAGCGTGTGCCATTACCCGCTACAAGGAGCCTCCGAAGTGGTTAGAACCCTATATAGAGGACGCGGCGGTAAAGGCGATAGGGAAGATGGGCGCAGAAGCCTTTAATTCCCAGTCTGCGGCGGGAGTGTCCACTAACTATATAGATATCACCGAGAACCTTAAACAGGCCTTAAAAGGCAAAATGAACCCGTTAGGAGCGGTATATGAGAGCGAAGGATAAGAAGGACGTTTATGTGCTTGCCCCCGTTAAGGAGACGGTGAACGGGCAGACAGTTGTTTCGGAGTGGGCCTTAGTCAGACGGTATAAACTTGTGGCTAACTCTGCCGGAAGTGCAGAGGATATAGCCATGTACGGCGAACGTATCAAGGAATATATCAAAATCTGCAAAGACCCCTCCGATGGGCCTGTTCAGATAGTCGAGGGTGACGGAATCTGCTTGAATGACCCGCAGGAAACGCCGAGCTATATTGTGGAATCCGTCAATTCCGCCCGTGGGTTCTCGACATATACGGCAAAGAAGTATGTTTAACGCCAAAGTTAAAGTCATAAAGAGGTTTGAAAGGCCGGATATTCAGTCTGCCATCCGAAAAGGGACAGAGAGCGGCGGTAAGGAAATGGCGGATATAGCTATCTCCATGGTTCGCGTTGATTCGGGGGAGTTGAAGGATTCGATAGAATTTACCATCTTCGATGAAAAAACAGGGGCCGTGAAGGGCAAAGTCCATACCGCAGCCATACCGCAGGCTATGACGCTGGAATACGGTACGGGTATTTATAACGAGTTGGGTTCTTCAGCAAAAATCCCGTGGTATGTCCATGAGAGCATGGCAGACCTGAGCAAGTACAACTTTGAGACCGTCCTAAGCAAGAAGGGACTGTTCTACAAGGTTTATGGCGCACACCCTCACCCCTATATGAAGCCCGCCTTTGACGCGGCAAAGGATTTTGTTGTTCAGTCCGTGGCGGACGAGATAAGGAAACTGCTATGACGAATATCTATAAGGACGCTCAGAAGTATCTTAACAAGAAACTTAAAGTTGAGGTTCAGCCGGAATCTGACGAGACCCCCGAAAGGTATCCTATCGTGACATTGAATATCACGCAGGAGACATCGGTAAAATCCTTAGAGGGCGAAGCGCTTCCCGCCACCTCAATAAGATGTGGTGTGTGGGGCGAGACCTACATAAGCACCAAGGGATTTACAGGCGTTCTCGATTTGGCTGACAAACTCCACGCCGCAATGTTGGAAAAACACTACATAAAGACCCGCACGACAGAGCCGTACCGAGACGCAAACGGGAAATGGCACGTCAACGTAGTCTATTTCAAAAAAACCAAAACTTTTTAAAAGGAGAAATATATGGCACAGTATCAAGCTTCCGTAGGCCAGCGCGTATTTTATGATACCGCTTACACTATGGCAAACAAGACCGAGATAGCTGGTCTTACCCAAACCCCCGATAAGGGCGGTTCGCCCTCCGAGGTTTCCGTAAACATTATATCTGAATATTTCGTGCGTAACCTCGCAGGTCAGCAGGAAATGCCTGTATTCGAGTATTCCTTTGTTCCCGACTTCACCGCCGAGACCGGCAATATGGCGAAGATGGGGCTTCTAGTCGGTGATGTTATCTGGATTTACGAAGAGTACGAAATCCCTTCCGATGCTACCAAGCTCGGCACTGGCATTCTTTATAAGGGCAAGGTCGTATCCATGTACGCGGGCGGACAGCAGGCGAACAACGCCCAGACCGGCGCGTTCTCCGTCAACCTTGTCGGCGATTCCGTATATATCGCATTCCAGGGCGAAACGACTTCCTATGTTGACCTGTTCAACGGCGAATCCGTGACCACCCCCGCATAAAGGAGAGTAGTATGAATATCGGTGAATTTGAACTTAAAGCCTCCTGCAAGGCTTATTGCGACCTCAAACAGAAAATAGGCGCTCCTAATCTCAAAGTAAAGTTCCTCACCGCCTACGAGCAGGGCGATTTGGATTTCTTTGCAGATGTGGTAATGTCGTTTGCAAACCCCAAACCTAAGAGCAAGCAGGCCGTGTTCGATGAGTTTGATAAGCTCATGGAGCAGGGTACTTACATGGAGGATATCTATACCGAACTGGTGAACTTCGCTTACGGTATGGGTTTTTTCGGTCGTGTAGACCTGAAAGGGCAGAGCATTCAGGACTATATGAGGGAGCCCTTAAACAAGCTGGATATGTCGGCGGCAATGACCGAGGCGATAACGGCGGCGGCGGCGGACGTGGCAAAGAGCGTCGTTCGCTAAGAGAGCAGTTCGAGGACGTTAAGAAAAGCATTGAAAAGGACTTCACCGATATAATCTACGATTTGCTCAAACGTGCAAGCATGGCGGGAATGCTCCCAAACCAGTTTTGGGAGCATGACCCCGCCGATATTGTAGACTATATCGAAGCCCGCGAGGAAAACCAGTGCAGGGAAATGTACTATTCAAGCGTGATGGTATCAAGGTTTATTGCCGCCAACATAAGCAATATGTTCTCCAAGACTAAGCACGATTTGCCGAAGTACGAAGAACTGTTTGTTCCAGCGTCGTGGGAGCGGAGCCTTGACAACAGGATAGACGAAATAAGAAATAAATTCGGAGGGTATGTCCGTGGTCGTTGAAGAATTACAAATTTTAGTCGGTTGTGATGCTTCAACCGCCGAGAAGGTCTTGACCGAACTGGAAACCAGACTTAACCGATTTGTAAAGCAGTCGGCAAGCAGTATGCAGAACGCGAAGGCCATACGCGCACAAGCCGCAGCGGAAAGGGAAGCGCTTAAAACCGAAGCCGCAAGGGTGAAGTACGCGAACGATATAGCCAAGTCAAACCTTGCGCTTGAAGCCGCGCAGCGGAAAGCCGCACAGGCAGCCGAAATGCTCAATGAAAAGACGCGCAAAATATCCGCCAGCGCAAGCGAACAGAGCAATGCGTTTGAACAGATGGCGGACGGGCAATGTGAATCCTTAAATAAGGTCGCGGAGACCGCCGAGGAAGTAGAGCGCAGATTAGACGAGGCGATGAGCAAGGTTCCTGCCGGATTCGGGGCGAACGCCTATAAGGGACGTAACCCGGAAGCCGAAGCGGAAGCTTTAGTACCGAAGGAAACCCAGCCCGTAAGCCGTGACTTAGCGGAAAAGTTTGTTAAGGAAGCGAATACTGCCGAGCTGTTCAACATGAAGCTCGACGAGCTTTATAATAAGCTGCAAAGGCTCTTAGGCGCGGAAGAAAAGCTATCCGAGGGCGGCGGCACAGGGCAGGGGCTTGAACGTGTCCGAGGGCAAATCCTGTCTGTGACCGGGCAGATACAGAAGATGAAAGAAAAGGCCAAGGAAGCCGAGGCAGAAATAGGCAATAGCGGAGGCGGTTTTTCTAAGCTGGTTGAAAAGGCAAAAGAAGCAGCCAAGAAAGGCGCAAATGCGTTTACTAAAATGAGTTCTTCAATCAAGAAGTCTTTTAGTAAACTGCCGTCCATAGCAAAAAGCGCGACAAGCAAAACACACAGTTTCTTTTCAAAATTAGGTAAAGCGGTCGGCAAAATCCTATCCCGTATGATTATATGGCGAAGTATAAACGCCGTAATAATGGGTGTGCAGGAAGGGTTTAAGAATATGGCGCAGGCCTCTCAAAAAGCTAATGCCACATTATCAGATCTTCAGAGCGGATTTACTTATGCAAAGAACTCTATCGCAAGCGCATTCCTGCCCGCGCTGCAAGCCATTATGCCCGTCATAACAAAAGTCACGATGGCAATAGCTAACCTGTTCAATATGATAGGCGCGATGTTTGCAAAGCTAAGAGGGCAAAGCACTTTCACAAAAGCCGCTTATGTCCAGCAGGATTACGCTCAATCCCTCAATAAATCCAACAAGGCCGCAAAAGAACTGAAAGGAACCCTTGCGGGATTCGACCAGATCAACCTTATCCAGCAGCAGAAGGACAGCGGCGGCGGTGGCGCCGGAGATATCGGTAAAATGTTTGAGGAAACCGATATAGCCGATGTTCTCCCGACTGATATAGCAAAATGGATAGACAAGCTTAAAGCCGCTATTGCCGCAGGTGATTGGTATGGTGTAGGTCAGATAATCGCCCAAGGCATGAATAAGGGTATGTCTATTCTGGATAACTGGATAAACAATACCCTGCGGCCTAAGGGTGTAGAGATAATGAAGGCCATTACGGACGGTATGAACGGCTTCATAGCTGATTTTGACTGGTCTTTGATGGGCAAAACCATAGCGGACGGCATGAACGCCATAATCGATATTCTGTATACATTCTGGTCGCAAACCGATTGGGCCGGATTAGGGCAGGGGTTAGGAAATGCTATAAACGCATGGGTGGAAAACCTTGACGTGGCACTCATAGCGGAAATGCTTAATGCTAAGTTCCGCGGCCTGTTTGACGTTGCCATTCAGACGCTTGAAACGGTAAATTGGCAGGAATTGGGCGACAAGGTAGCGCAATTTATAGGAACTATAGACTGGAACGGGCTGGTGGATAAGCTCTTTGAAGGCATCGGAGCGGCTCTCGGCGGCCTTACGGCGTTCATTGTCGGGCTGATAGAACCCGCATGGCAAAGCGTAACGGAGTGGTGGAGGGGCATTATGGAACAAGCTGGAGGCAATGTTGTTGCTGGCCTGTTCTTGGGTATCATAGATGCTCTCGTCAATATCGGCACATGGATATATGAGCATATATGCAGGCCGTTCATCGAAGGGTTCAAAAGGGCATTTGGCATTCACTCTCCCTCTACCGTCATGGCGGAACAGGGCGGATATGTTATTCAAGGTATGCTTGAAGGTATTAAAAATGTTCTTGCCACAATCGGCGCATGGGTAGTAACCAATATCTTCACCCCCGTAATGAATGCGATTAAGAGCGCGTTCGGCATAGTGGGCGGCGCGGCTAACAAGCTCAAGGAAGTTGGTTCCGCTATTATAGACGGTATCAAGCAGGGCATAAATAACGCCTGGACTTCATTCAAAAATTGGGTAACAGACAAGTTCAGAAGCGTTATAGATGCCGCAAAGAGCGTATTCGGCATTCACTCTCCTTCAAAGGTATTCGCCGGAATAGGCGGAAACATTATGGCGGGCATGACGCAAGGCATCCAGCGCGGAAAGGCCGCCGCCGTGCGGTCTATGGCGGATATTTCTAAATCTTTGCAGGGCGCATTGAGTGTTGATACGAGCATAGGAGTTCCCGCTTTTGCAAAGGGCGGTCTGGTGTATGGTGACACATTGGCGCAGGTGGGCGAATACGCCAACGCCAAGAACAATCCCGAAGTTATAGCCCCCCTTGATAAGCTGCAATCCATAATGGGCGGGCTGAACGATAAGGATACTCAAACCATCATAGCCCTGCTCAAGAGAATAGCGGATAAGGACGTGGAGATAGCACTGTATCCCTCTGCGAAGCTGGGCAGAATAGTCAATCAATCGGTCAATATGAACAATATTGCCATAGGTAACGTGTGATGTATAGATATGATATAGGCTTAAAGGTGGGGAGCTATACGCTCCCCGACCCCTCTAAACTGAATATGACGCTCGCCGACCTTGACACGGAGGCTGAAAGAGACGCTTCCGGCACACTCAACCGAACAATGGTAGCGCAGAAGCTAACCGTTGAATTGTCGTGGGACGTGCTGACATGGGAGCTGTGCTCGGCGATATTACAGGCTGTCGATTCCGACAGCTTTCCTTTTACCTGTCCGAACCCTAAGACCCTTGCGGGTAACTATTCCGGCACGTTTTATGTAGGCGACAGGAAAGAAGAAATTATCTGGTTCCCCGAAGGTGATAAGAACAAGGCGTATATTTCTTTGAGCATGACGGTAATAGAGTATTGACACTTCCCCCTAAAGGCGTAATAATAAAATTACATATCTTTAGGGGGTTTTGTTATGGCGAACTATGTTACTGTTGCAAGCGATAAGAGCAAAATTGTACTGCTTATAATCTGGTTCTTGTGTGGATTGGGGATTCTGCCGCTTTACTACTGGTATGTAGGGCGCAGAATGGGGCTGTTCAGGCTTATCACAGGGAACTACTTTATGATTGGAGCTATCAGCGATCTAATCAAAATTATTACTGGCTCGTTCCGTGATAATGTGGGAGCGCCAGTAAGAAAATAAACTCCGTGACACCTTCGGGTGTCTTTTTTATTGGAGGCAAAATGTACACAGTAAGCACAGGCTTTCGTAACGCCGTAATGTCGGGCAAGCCCCAAAAGCTAAAGCTGACATTCGGCGAAAATCAGATAGCGGAACAAAACCTCTCAATCTCCGGTTTGACCTATTCAAGCATGGCTTTCGAGGACGAAGAACTGACGATAGGCGCGGCCTGTTCCGCAGAACTGGGGGTAGAACTCCTTAACTTTGACGGGGGGCTGTCCTCTTTTAACTTTGACGGCACGGAGTTCACCGCCTCGATAGGCGTACTCGTGGGGGAAGAATACGAATATGTTCCTCTGGGCGTGTTTATCTCCGAAAAGCCCGACAAACTTAAACCTAAAAAAATAAGCATCACCGCCCATGACAGAATGGTAAAGTTTGATGTGAGCGCAGATACTTTTCTTAATTCTCTTTCGTACCCGACTACACTAAAAAATATTTTCACATCGCTTTGCGCTCATGTCGGCGTACCTGCTTCAATGGCAGACTTCCCCAATTCGGGGAAAACCTTTGATTCGCCGCTGTTCAGGACGCAAGATGTTCTCTGCCGGGAAGTTCTGCAATGGATAGCCGAGGCGGCGTGTTCCTTTGCCCGCATATCCCGAAGCGGAGTATGTGAACTGGCGTGGTTCACCAATACCAATGTCACCTTTAATAAGACCGCCAATTCCGCGGACTATTATAACGCCGTGGTATCGGAGTATCAGGTAGCCAAGATAGACAAATTACAGGTAGCCGCTTCCGAAAAGGACATAGGCGTAATAGTCGGCACGGGGACGAACGCTTATCAGATAATAGACTGCCCTATGCTGTATGGCTATACCGATGCACAGATAAGACCTTATGCACAGGTTATCTATAACCGCTTAAACTCCTTTGCGGCGTTTACGCCTGTCGAGCTGGACGCAAAGGGCGATTGGTCTTTGGAAGCGGGCGACTTGATAAAGGCAGTCACGGACGATGGAACTTATACCTTCCCCATTTACCGCATGGACTTGACCTTTAAGGGCAGGGCAAGGATACAGTACATAAGCTCCGGCTCCCCCTCACGCCCCGCCATAAGCGCGGAGAACCGCCGGACGCTCATAGCCGGACGCGCAGCCCATGAAATAGAAATGACCGTTGAGGGAATGAAGCAGACGGTCACACGGGTAGCTTTCCTGACCCCTGTTGAATCCGACACCGACCCCTCTTTAGAGTGGGACGATGACCAGAAAACCGCGAACACGGGGTATCAATGGTACAACGATGGCAAGATAAAGGTATGGACGGGTTCCGCGTGGCAGACGGTCATCTCCCCTAAATACAATCAGACCGCCACGCCTACGGGCGCAAAGGAGGGCGAATACTGGTACAATCCCTCGACAAAGGAAATAAAGCGTTACACGGGTTCGGCGTGGGTAGTAGATAACACCGTATGTATGCCTACCACGTGGACGCAGAGTATGCAGACACAGCTTGAAATAACCGCCGAGGGGTTATCGAGCACTGTCACCAAGGACAATATTATTTCCACCATAAATCAAAGCTCGGAAGCGGTATCAATAAGCGCGTCAAAGATAAACCTTAACGGCGTTGTCACGGCGAACAACAACTTCAAGATAGACACCAACGGCAAGATGACGTGCGTAAACGCCACCATAAGCGGCTCAGTGACCACCGGCAACCTTAAGGCATCAGGCGGTACGATTGCGGGGTTTACCATAAACGGAAACAATCTTACGGGTAACGGTGTCACCTTGTATGGCAATACATACGGAAAACTGACCTTGGGAGCCGTGGATATAGAGGGATATACCGGGCTATCAGTGAAAGGTAATCTATATGCTGAAGGTAACTTAACGACTGATAACAGATTCTTTATGACATCCCCACCAAGCGCAAGCGGCAGTGCCAATACTCGATTAGTTTCATATTCGGGTGGCGGTGGATACTCTTTAGGTATGGTTTCATCTTCCATACGATATAAAAAGGAGATACACGATATCAGGGAGTATGACAGCGTAAGTGACAGAATAGACCGTGTGAGAGCGGTCACATATACTCCTAAAAGCGGCTTAGACAAAGGCCGCTATTTTTACGGCTTTATCGCCGAAGAGCTTGAAACGGAATTTCCGTGGCTGGTAGATTACCAAACCGACAAAGGAACGCGGGAGGTAATAGCTGAATCGGTGGAATACGACCGCGTTCCGGCTATTCTGTGGGCTGACGCACAGGCTACACATAGCCTGCTTAGACAACTTGACGAAAGGATAAAGAGGTTAGAACAATGACAGACCAACAGAAAGCCGTTATACAAGCGATAATACGCACACTTAATACTTCTATACCCGTTGTAGCGAAAGCGGACTTAGACGCGAAATTAGGCTGTATTCTGGCCTTAGAAAAACTTGCGGAGGACGAACAATGCACAGAATAACGGTTGACGGAAAGTATCTTCTCACCACCCCTATACAGTCCCTTGTTATCGAGGGTGAAAGTCTGGCGGATACCGTCACTATCAGCATACCCTTAGATTCCCGTGATGTAGACCTTGCCGCCGCAGGGTTCACCATAAAGGCGTATTGGCCTATGGACGGCACGGAAGCAAGGTATGTGCTGTATAAAGATGTGGGGGAAGATATAACCCTTACATGGCATATCACGCCGCTGTTTACGGGCAAGCGGGGCATGATGAACCTCACACTTTTAGCCACTCTGGCGAACGATGAAAAGAACATTATAGCCAAGTGGACGGGGACGCGGCCCATTGAGATAATCGCCGACCTTCCCGGTTCCAACCTTCCTACCCCCAGCGTGGCGGAACAGCTTCTTGCCGAGGTGCAGGACTTAGTATCCCAGGCGTTAGGCGCGACAGGCCCCACAGGCCCGCAGGGTGAGGTAGGCCCCACAGGCCCCCAAGGCCCGCAAGGTGTACAAGGCCCCCGTGGTGAGCAAGGCCCTACCGGCCCGCAAGGCCCGGAGGGCAAAAGAGGCTTGCAGGGCGACGCTGGCCCCGTCGGCCCCCAAGGCCCCGAAGGCAAGAAAGGCGATAAAGGCGACACGGGAGCCGCAGGAGAAACGGGCCCCACTGGCCCCAAAGGTGAGCAGGGTATCCAAGGGCCCAAGGGCGACCCCGGAGACAAGGGAGACACGGGCCCAAAGGGGGATACGGGAGCCACGGGCGAACGAGGCCCCGCAGGAGCGCACTATACGCCCTCTGTGACCGCTGACGGCGATTTATCGTGGAGCAATGACGGCGGGCTGGAAAACCCCGCCACAGTCAATATACGGGGGCCACAGGGCGCACAGGGAGCCAAAGGCGACACGGGCGAAGGATTTGCCGTGTTGGGCTATTACGCTTCCCTCTCCGCATTGCAAGCCGGAGTATCTAACCCCTCCGCTGGTGACGCTTACGGCGTGGGCGCGGGCGAACCGTATGATATATATATTTGGGACGGCGTAAATTCCAAGTGGGTAAACAACGGCCCCTTGCAAGGCGCAAAAGGTGAACAAGGCCCCACTGGCCCTAAAGGCGATACGGGCCCCAAGGGAGACCCCGGCGCGAAGGGCGACACGGGAGCAAGGGGAGAACAAGGCCCCACGGGCGAAGCCGCCGGATTCGGCACACCCACTGCCACGGCGACCACCCTTGACGCGGGAACCCCCGCTACTGTAGAGGTGACAGCTTCCGGCGCAGATACCGCAAAAGTGTTCACCTTTAAGTTCGGCGTTCCCAAAGGTGAGCAGGGTATACAAGGGCTTATAGGCAACCCCGGAGCCACGGGTGAACGAGGCCCCGCAGGAGCGCACTTTACGCCCTCTGTGACCGCTGACGGCGATTTGTCGTGGAGTAATAACGGCGGGCTGGAAACCCCCGCCACAGTCAATATAAGGGGGCCACAGGGCGAACAGGGTATACAGGGCGAACAGGGTATCCAAGGCCCCGAAGGCCCGCAGGGCTTGCAGGGCATACAAGGCGAGCAAGGCATACAAGGAGAGCAGGGAGCCAAGGGTGACCCCGGAGCCAAGGGAGACCCCGGCGCAAAAGGCGACCCCGGCACAGCCGCAGGATTCGGCACGCCTACCGCCACGGCAAACACCCTCACCGCCGGAGCCGCCGCCACCGTAAAGGTAACGGCAAGCGGCGCGGACACCGCAAAGGTATTTGGTTTTGAGTTCGGCATCCCGCAGGGCGAAAAAGGCGCGACAGGCGACCCCGGCGCCAAGGGCGATACGGGTGAGCAAGGCCCGCAGGGTATCCAAGGCCCCAAGGGCGCAGACGGCGCGAAGGGCGACCCCGGCCCATACTTTACCCCCTCGGTATCCGCCGAGGGCGTTATATCTTGGAGTAACAACGGCGGGCTGGATAACCCCGCAAGCGTTGATATCAAGGGCCCGCAGGGGGCAAAGGGCGACACGGGAGCGAAAGGCGATACGGGCGCACAGGGCGAACAGGGCCCCGCAGGCCCCAACGAGATAACCGCCGACACCGCGACCAACATTAACGGCCTGCTCAAGGGCGCAGGCGGCAAAGTGACACAGGCCGTAGGTGACACGGACTACCTGACCCCACCTGTTATGGCTTCCTCCCTCCCCGCCAGCGGCGCGGCACTGACGGCTAACACCATATATAACGTATCCTCTCCTGTGGGTACATACGTGTTTACCCCGCCCGCATCCGGCTGGGCGCACGGCATGTTTTCTACGGGAAGCAGCGTATCAGTGTCATTTAGTGGCACATTTATGGGCGCGGCCCCTACCATTGAAGCATCTAAAGCGTATGAATTTGATGTGTTCGATGGTGTGTGGGCAGTACAGGAGGTTGTGAGCGCATGATACCCTTGCAGTTTGCCTTACGGCGTAGAATGATGATGACAGGGGGCGGCGGTGCGCCCATATCCGAGTTGCCGCTGGGTACGTTGATAAATGTAGGCACGGACGGTGGAGCGGGTACGCCTAACTATGAGATAGCGGACAAGGATAATCTTGTGAGCGGCGGCGTGGTACTGGTGAGGAAAAACATCTATTCCAGTTCGAAATTTGGTGAGTATTCTTTTTACGCCAACAGCACTTTGGACAATTTGGTAAAAACAACTATTTACAATAGAATGCCTCAGAAGCTCCGTAATAAAATGATGGATGTAACGTTCGCGCTCGCCGGTTCTGAGAGTGTTACTCGTAAGATGTTTGTTCCAACGCTGACTATGATGAGCGGAAGAGCGAATCAAACCTATGAAGGTAAAGTTGCATTGGAAGGAGTAGGTTTGCAATTATACAAAAACGATGCAAGCAGAATACGAACGAAAAATGGTTATGGAGAGGAATGGTGGTTATCTTCACAATATTCCACTGGGGGATATACTTCCGGCTACCATGGCGGTGTGAAATATGTTGATTATTTGGGTGGTATTACAGTTTATGGTAACTCTTCTAATAATAGCGATGGCGTTGCCCCCGCTTTTGTAATACCGTCTAAAACACTATACGACCCTACACCAAATACTGATGGTTCATATAATTTAATCCTATAAAGGAGAATACAATGCTAAACACAAACTATGCCAAGCTGATGGGTGAGTATCCCGAATATTTACGCCTGCCGGTTGAGTTGCAATCGCCGCTTATAATCAACGGTGTGACGCACCCCGCAGGGGCGCACCTCTCCACCAATGACGACGCGGCAATAAAGGAACTGGGCTATAAGCCCGTGACCCGTTCCCACATGCCCTCAAAGGAGGGCTTTTATTATACGGAGAGCTGGGAGGACAACGGCGCAGCGATAGTCCAGAGCTGGACGGAGCATGAGGCGCAGGCCACCACGCAGGACTATATAGACGCGCTGGCAGAGCTGGGGGTGAATGTGAATGACGCGCAGTGAGCTTATGGCGCTGGTAGCCGTGCGTAAAGCCGAAATCGAGGCGCACGAGACCGACCTTGTAGAGGTGCTGACGGCGGCGCGGGCGGGGCTTACCCCCACCCCCACACAGGGCGCACCGTGGGACGCTGAGACCCGCTACATAGCCGGGGATACGGTTGAGGGATATGTCGCCCTCAAATACAGCCGCAACAAGCCCCCT